GTGATGGCTGAGGAGATGGAGATGGCCTTGGTGCTGGTGATGGCTGAGGTGCTGGAGCTGGTTGAGGAGCTATAGGAACACCTACAGATTCTGGTGCTGGTGATGGCTGAGGAGATGGAGATGGCCTTGGTGCTGGTGATGGCTGAGGTGCTGGAGCTGGTTGAGGAGCTATAGGAACACCTACAGATTCTGGTGCTGGAGATGGCCTTGGTGCAGGTTGTGGAGCTATAGGACCACCTACAGATTCTGGTGCTGGAGAAGGCTGAGAACCAACTTCAGGCGGTGTAGGTATATATATATACGTATATAAATCAGTATTGGTAATAGGATCTGAATCAGTTGTTATTTCACTTATACTAATACGTATGTTTGTAGCAAGTCCAGGAATAGTATTATTAGTGGTATCTACATTATATCTTATATTATTGTCATATACAATAAAATATGATTCTGGTGTCCTCATATCTTTATATAAATTATAAGTATTTGGTTCTGAAGCTGGTTGAGGAGCTGGTTGAGGAGCTGGTTGAGGAGCTGGATTATAAGCATCTCCACCTCCAGAAAGAGGATTAATAGTAACACTTGCATTAGTAGCATATATATTTTTAATATCATTGTCATCAAGGCTTATATCTTGTATATTTTGAAAAGGTGATGGTGCTGGTTGAGGTGATGGTGATGGTATGTATATATGACTATATAACTCTAATTCATTAACAGGCGTAGTATCTACAATAAATTCACTAGAATCACTAATAGAAACATTATAAGTAATACTACTTGAAAGTCCAGGAATACTATCTGTATCCATATCTACATTATATCTTATGTCATTATATACAATAAAATATATGTCGTTAGACCTATCAGTTTTATCACAAAATAATTTAAAACTATTAGTATATATATTATCAACATCATATAATTCTCCTAATGTATTATTTCCACTTAATAAGACTGTAGGATTAACAGATTCATTTTCATCAGTTGTACTAATATTAAAATTTATATTGTTATAAGATGTAATAGGAGTTGAAATAGTAGCACCTAAATCATATCTTTTTCTATCATCATTGTTTACAATAAAATAAAAATTGTTAATTGTATCATAATATATAGGTGTATTTTCAATAGTTAAAGGTCCTGCATAAAAAGATGCAGTTCCATTTGTAGGTAAATATTGGTTTTGAGTTCCAGAATTACCAGGATTAGCAGGATTATCAGGATCATCATTACCAGGATTAGCAGGATCATGATCAGGATCCACACCACCAGAATAAGTTTTAATACTAACATTTGCACTAGTAGGAAAAAAATATGAAATATCATCATCAGTAAGTGTAATAGGTGATATATTTGAAAAAGGAGCTGGTTGTGGAGCTGGTTGTGGAGCTGGTTGAGGAGCTGGTTGAGGAGCTCGTGCGATGGAGATTGCAGACCCATACAAAATTAAATTAGTATTTACTTCTGAAAGCTGACTTATATCAGTATTATCTAACCAGTTTCTTAGTGATGTATATAAGCCTAAATTTATTAAATCATTAATATCTATTGTATTATTTCCCGGTAAATATATAATTCCATCATAAGATATATTAATACGTATAGAAGAATTTATTATAAATAATATATTTCTTGGGCTCTCAATATAAATTTGCCTGAGAATAGTACTACCATCATCGTCAGTATCCGCTAAGGTTAAGTTGGTGTCATATATTTTTATATCTGGAGGAAGATTATCTATATCATGATCAACTAGATCTCCATATGTATTTGTATATGTTGGTGGGTCAGTTAAATATATTAAATTATCTTTTGTAATATGGGCTAAATTAAAAGGTTGAGTATCTAAATTAACTATACTTAAAGTTCTATCAGTATTATCTGATAATTTTATTTTAGATTCATTATCTATATTATAACGATTATTGTTAATTACTATAAAAAAACCTCCACTATAATAAATATTAGAAATAGAATTATCTATAGTGTCCCTACCTTGCAAACCTGTAAAATATACATACTCGCTTGATGGTTGAGGAGCTGGTTGAGGAACTGGTTGAGGAGCTGGTTGAGGAACTGGTTGAGGAGCTGGTTGAGGAGCTGGTTGAGTACCTGCTTGAGGAGCTGGTTGAGGAGCTGGTTGAGGAGCTGGTTGAGTACCTGCTTGAGGAGATGGTTGAGGTGCTGGAGATTGTCTTTCAGTGTAGTTAGATCTTGGATTTATAACTGTACTTGCAGGTATTCCTAATGCATTTTTAATTGCTGCAACTTGCCATTTATCAAGTTTACTTGTTTTAAGATCTATATCTTTCCACATTGATAGATACATTACAGGTATATTATTAATTCCTTTTGGTGTACCACTAGGACCACCTAATGTGTTTATTCCATTATCAGCGTAACGAGTTCCATCAAATGTATTTGGTCTTCTATCATCTTGAAAAGGATATCCAATACTTCTTAAATAAGCCTCATTATTTATAGCTGGATTATCATAGATACCTGTTGTTATTCTTGGATCATTTAAATATGTAGCCATATTCCTCTATTATATACAGTCCTATTTACGTCTCATTGTTTTACGATGTTTTCTTCTTGATCTACGAGTGCTCTTACGATATCTTCTTGAACCTCCTGTTTTAAGACATGCAGGGTTCATTGTTCCTGCCTCATAAGGTATTTGTAGCAATGATGGCGATCCAGTAGAGCTTACCCATTCGCTAGGTTTATTATCATAACCTGCCGTAGGAGCCATATATGCAGCACTATGTGTTCCTCCATTTTGTAAAACAACCGGATTTGCTGAAGCGCCACTTGGAGAAGTATTTACTAAACCACCTTCACATCCAATACGCGTAATTGTAGCGTAATTACCTAATCCAGGTCCACCAGAACCATTTGGATTTGATACATTTGTTCCAACATCAACCATATAACGACCTCCAGCCATACCTTGGGTAATCGCATGTGTTGTAGGACCAATTCTACCACCTCCAGAAAAACCCGGGAGTCCGCCGCTTCCTGAAACAGGTCCTACTAAACCATATCGTGTTGCCGCAAGACAATCAGGGGTAAATTGAGGACCACCTACTACTACTTGTGCATATGGTGCTTCTGGTGCTACTGCTGAAGAACCAAATGAATATGCTCCACCTTTAGTACGTTTTACCATCTCTAATTATATATAATAATTTAATTATACGAGACCTGTAATTTCATAGCGTTTAAAATCATCATTATACGCAACAGATACGTGTATTTCATCTTTTTGAATGCTCTTTAATTTAATACTTAAATCTAAATGTTTAACGGATGCTTTACCCATTGATACGCGGGTAGTACAATCAATTAACTCGTATACATCTGGTATTTCAACAATACGAACTGCATATGCAAAAGATACAGTTGCCTCAATAGTATTAACTTTAGGAGCTTTGGCAACTGGTGCAGTAAAATGATTTATACTCCTTGAATAATATCCTTCAGTTAGTTCTCCAACTGAACTATTTAACATATATGTAAATCGCCTTTTACCAGGAGCTTCTGGAAGAAAATTTAATTTATAAATATCTTTATTATCAATTAATGTTTTAGTATCATTTAATGAATATGGTTGAACAATTGAAGCAACCATACCACCAAGTAAACGAGGATCTGGTATCCAATGATGAGATACAAATTCCTGTAGTTTAGCACGTCTTACACTAAATGGTTCAATTTGAAAAATATTTTTATTTCTCCATACATATACATCTTCAAACATTAAACTACGTTCATTTGTATCAACGGATACAACAAATACAGATCCTTCTGACACTTCTGCACTTACACGCAGACGTAATATAAAACAAATCGGAGCACCATTATTCTTTTCCCTTTCTCGTTTTGTCAAATGTGTGCGCACATAAATAGGTACTTGATTAAGAAAAACTAAATAACCTGGTTCAACTCTTGAAGTATACGTTGATATATAAAAGGTTCCCTTTTTTAAAGGTATTTCTGCTTTATCAGGAGTTAGTCGTTGTGAGATAACTAAATCATGACAAGTTGTATTTAGAAAATTGATTGCTGCCTCTCTTTGTGCATCATTTGCTCTTTTTAGCACTACAGGATGAGATATACGATATGATGTTTGGAGGCTACCAATCGCAATATCACTTTGCATATTATTCTAATTATATAACGCAGTCAATATTTAGACCCTAAAAACTAGAATAATAAGAAGGTGAATCAGTTGTATTAGGACTTACATCTCCAAACATTGCTCCATTTTGTACAAGATCTACTGCATATGGTTGAACACTTTGATCTGTTTGAGTGCTACCAGTTCTATTTGCTACAATAATATCATCTCTTACACCCTGCTTGCCGGGACCAAACATTCTTTCAGGATATCTCATATTATCTTTTATATCTTGAGAACCATGTATTTCATCATTTGGATCTGTTGGAACAACATTATATACATCTTCTTTCTTTGCAACATTATCATCTACACGAGCATTTGGTGCACTTGGGCCAGAGGGGGATACATCTCGTGGTATAGCTATTGGATTAGCTTTTTGTATAGATGGTGCCACTTGCACTGGTAATACAAATGTTTCCTTAACATATGTATTTATATAGTATGTTATACCAAAATACAAAACTGCAAGCCCTAAAAATACGAAAACAACACTATAAATTGTATCAAATCCTTTAGATTCCATCTGAAATAACGGAGGAAAAGCAAAAGCCAATATTTTCCTTAATGCCGGATATGTTTTTGTAAAAAACTAATTGTAAAATCCGGTGTAGTATAATGCTTATCAAATATACATGGATATGATTCAATAGAAAATGCTCTAAATGGTATTGCTCCAAATGATTCTTTACAGTTTTCACTATAGATAGTACTATCTGCTGAGCTACTATGTAATTCAAATAAACGAAATGTATCTTTAAAAAGATATCCTTTAGTATGACCAAAATCATAAATTGTTAACATATCATCGGATTTTATATGTGTTTTAACAAATTTATATATTATATTATAATTCATTATCTAAAGATATATTATTCTTCACACTTAAGCCTTTACATTAAATTAAAAAAATTGTTTGTCTATTTAAGCAAAGATATATAGTAATATATAAATGTCTAGTATCCCTGTATTAATTCTTACACAAAAAGCAGAGGTAAAAGTTGGAAAACTTAATGTTGGATCTGAACAACTTCAACTAAAACATATCCAAGCTTATTATAAAAAGAAGTCGGAACCTGAAGTCATTGGTAATTATCCTTATAGAAATATTAATCTCACATTATTTGGTTATACTACAGGAAAAGCGGGATCTGAAAATAAGCATGAGCTACCCCCTCCACATGATTCAACTCTTGTATTTGGAGATATACTCTTAATTGCTTCAAAGGGTGATAATCCATTCTCTCAACATATACCATTTAAGGTAGAGGAATATGAAATGTTTTATTCTCGTGCATTTGGTGGATTTGAAGATTTATCAGATACAGAAGATGCAGATGAATTAGATGAAGAATTGGAGGAAGTAGAGGTTGAAGAAGACGTAGTAGAAGATGATGAGTTTGATCTTACAGAAGGATATGCGTCAGAAGAAGTTATTGAAGAAGAATTAATTTCTAAAAAGACTAAAAAAAAGAAGGCAATTGTATTAATTTCACCTGCAGTATTTAATCTACCTGCTGAAAACCAACTAGCTGCACATACTGAACGAAATACATTTCGTCTAGAAATTCTAGAAAAGCTTAAAACACTATTTAATTCAACCTTAACACATACTGAAGTAGATAGTTTAGAAGATGAAATTTATAAAGCAAGTCTGCTTGAGGCTACAAAACGGCACACTGTTAAAATATGGCTAAATCCGGTGTATAAAAATATTTATGTAGCAATGCTACGAAAGGTTATTGGTAATCTACACTGTGAGTCATATGTGCAAAACAAGGAGTTGCTACAAAGATATAAGTCAAAGGAAATTACATTTACAGATATCTGTGCAATGAATCATTATGAATTATATAAATCAAGATGGAATGATAGTATTATACATCAACAAATGGTTGAAAAGCGTCAGTTAGAGGGTAATAAAGCAATGGCAACAGATCAATTCTTGTGTACAAAATGCTTCAAACGTGAATGCACTTACTATGAAATGCAAACACGCTCAGCAGATGAACCAATGACAATCTTTATTAGTTGTTTAAACTGCGGAAAACATTGGAGGCAATAAATGTGAAATAGAGTATAATGGAAACACCTGCAGCCGAAACAACTGGACCCCGAATTCTTACTACATTAGTGGGTAAAAAATCATCAAATATTCTACCAATCCTTGATAGACTTTGGGATTTTTATTCTGTAAAAGGAATTAAAACAGTCTTTGTATCTGTTGGATCATCAAGTTCCCCAATTGCAGAACTTGAGATATCTGAAAGTCTAGGCTGCCCTCTACATGTTGTAGAAGTTGTACCTACAGTATTAGAGCAGTGGTCAAAGGTTAAAACAATTCTACAAGAACGTAAAGCTACAACTGAGACCACGTGTGATTTTACAAATGATGTTCAAAATAAATGGGTATTAGCAAAGAATTTACGTATCTCCGATAAGCTACCTTTTTTTAATACTGGTGTGCTTGAAACAAAATTAGGTCCAGTATCAACAATAGCCTTTGAGAATTATGTAGAATCTATATGCTCTACAATGGGTTTAACAGAAGAGCAGTATCGTATTGATTTATTAAATGTTCAACTAGATACAGTATTAACAAACTCTTTTCTATATTCATTAATTAACTCATCTTACAGACCAGGACTCATTATTGTCTCATATCCTGTAAAGCCTGACAGTAGTTTAGAAAGCTCTATTTTAGCCGGTCATCTACAGAATATTGGTTATATGCTAGTGCTAAAAGAGGAACACAAATTTTTGTATATGTATAATGATAAAAATTTATATGAAATATGCAGTTTTGAAAATACAACTGTAGATAATCCTATAACTTATGAAATCATAAAATCAACTGGTAAAATAGATGGATGAAATAATTTCCAAATCTCCTCTTCAAGAAAAACGCATATATTTACTAAAATTAAAACATTTGTTTAAGGGTCTACGTAAAGCCTATACTTACAGTTTTTCATTGAAAATCCAATCATATAATAGGTATGCCTTTAGCAAGGAATTATAATACAAAATTTAAAGAAGCTATACATATACCGGATTGTACTGCACTAATACATCCCGGAGATAATTTTTATAAACATGTTAATGCAAAATGGTTAGAACATACAGTAATACCTCCATATCAATCATCTTATAGTGTAAATGAAGAAATAGAAAAGGTTATTGAAAAAGATTTATTTAAAATTTTAGAGGAATCAAAGGAATCAAAGGAATCACAAGAGTTAAAACCCCAAACTAAATCACAGAATGTGTATAGTCAATTAAACCATTTAGTAGGTTCTTTAGCTTTATCAGCAAAAAATCAGAATTCTTCAAGTATAAATACATTAAAAAGAGGTCTACAAAAGATACAATTTATACGTTGCATTGAAGATATAGGTTCTATATTAGGATATTTTACTCGGCTAAAGATTGATACATTTATTGGAACATATTTACAACTAGAAAGAATAAAAGAAAATAAAAATATTTATACACTTGTAATATCATTAGGGACACTAGGACTTCCAGATACTACTTATTATAGCGGTACAAAATCAGGTATTCTTTTTGCCTACATTAAGATGTGTACTCATCTAGGGAAGCTATTAGATTTAGATGATTTAACAGATTCTATTACATTAGAAGCATTTTTATCTGCACATATAAATAATTCTACAGAAGATGATAGTACTCTATTATCTGGTATTGAACTAAGTAAAATATTTAAAACTTTTCCATACGAAAGTTTTTTTAAATCATATGGAATACTTGATTGGAAAAAATATACATTTCGTATACAATCAAAAAAGTATATACATCTACTTGAAAAGATTTTTCTTACAATACCATTACATCAATGGAAAAAACTATTTATGCTACACTTAATTTTAAATTCATTAACTCTTTTACCAAATCCATACAATAATATATACTTTGAATTTTATGGAAAGATGCTACATAGTCAAGAAGAAAAGATAACAGCTAAATATTTACAACTTAGTGTTGTAAAAGAATACGCAACAAAAGCATTATCGCTATTATATGTTAAAAAATATTTACATGATAATTTGAAAAAAGAAGGAACCCAGTTTATTGAAAGCATACGTTCTTCTGCATTAAATCGTATTAAAAATAATGCGTGGATGTATGATGATACAAAAGTGATTGCTTGTAAAAAGTTAAAACATATGAAATTATGTATTGGATGGCCAGAAACATATCCTCCATATATACTACCAAATCTATCAACCCATAACTTATTAGAAAATACATTACTTTTATCAGAAGCATCTACGCTTGAAGATATTGTACAATTAAATAAAGAATCTAGTGTTGGAAAATGGTGGACTGAACCTGCTTTTAATGTAAATGCATTTTATTATAATGAAATAAATGAATATATTATACCTGCAGCTTCATTATTCTTTCCTTTTTATGGGCGATCGATTGGTTGGAATTATGGGGGATTAGGTGCGGTTATTGGACATGAAATGGTTCATGCTTTTGATAAAAATGGTAAAGATTATGATGAATATGGATTAGAAAAGAATTGGTGGCATTTAAGAGATAATAGACGATTTAATAAATTATCTGCTAAATTAATAGAATTATTTAATAAGACAAAAATAAATGGACACTCTGTAGATGGAGAAAAAACATTAAGTGAAAATCTTGCAGATTTGGGTGGAGTATCTATTGCTCTTGATGCATTGAAGTTAGAATTAACTGCAAAAAAATATACTGCATGTACTAAAGCTAAAGAATTAAAAGAGTTTTTTATATCGTATGCTGTATCATGGAGAACAAAAGAAAAGAAAAAAAAGCTCTTAGAAGAATTATTTATGGATGCACATTCTCCACCTGAATTACGTGTAAATAATATTGTTTCTCAATTTGATGAATGGTATGAAGTTTTTGATATTAAGGAAACACATAAATTATATATACCACCTGAAAATCGTATAAATATATATTAATTTATAAAATCATAATATCATAATATCATCAAATCTGCAAGACGATACTTTTCAAAAGTACCATCTGGCATATGACGTTTAATTAAAATAGGAAGTTTTCGTTGCTCTAATTCTAACTTAGCAATCTCTTGAACATCTGAAATATGTTCAGGTACTTGAATATATGGGCGAGCACCTTGTGCTAACTGATTTGTTCTCATTCCTAGAATTTTTGTATATTCATATACACTCAAGAAAGGAGGACTTCTATGAAATTTATCATCTGTTGGCGGGGCAGATTGTAAAGGAATAGATGCTTGCTCAGACTCTTCATATTCTAATACACATTCTGGATGAAATTTAAGTAATGTTTCAATTGGATTAGAGAATAGTGATTTTTCTTCAACAATTACTTCATCAACATCTTCAATAATTTCCTCTTCAATAAAATCCTCCTCATCTACTTCATCAAAATCATTTACAGCATGATCATCCATTCTTTCTACTAATATAACTAAAGTATTTCATTTAATTTTACTTACTTTTTACAAAAAATCAATAAAATTGGATATAAAGTATTTATATGTAGTATATAAAGAATGGAGTCCGTTAATGCTGAAGTGAAGTTATTTGATTCGTTTGATATTATGGGGTTGCCTGATAAGCTTCTTCGTGGTATCTATTCCTATGGATTTGAAAAACCATCTAAAATTCAACAACTTGCTATTGTGCCAATTAAAGATAAAAATGATATACTAGCGCAGGCACAGTCGGGAACTGGTAAGACTGGTGCATTTACAATTGGATCAATGGCAAATTCTGATGTAAATCTTCAACGTCCTCAAATCCTAATTCTTGTTCCCACTCAAGAACTTGCAAAACAGATTTATGAAGTTGGTAAGAATATTGGTAGCTTTCTACCAGTGTCATGCTATTGTGCTACTGGTGGAACCCCTATTCGTGAAGATATTAAAGCTATTGAAAATGGTGCTCAGTTTATTGTTGGTACTCCAGGACGTATTTATGATTTAATGAATCGTAATATTCTTCGTACTGAGAGTATTAAGACATTAATTCTGGATGAGGCTGATCAAATGTTAGAGGATCGTTTTTATAAACAAGTTATGTGTATTCTTGAAATTGGATTTCCAAAGACAACCCATGTTGCACTATTTTCAGCAACAATGCCACAAGAGGTTATTGATGTTGCAAATAAACTACTATCAAATCCAGTAAGAATTTTACTACCACCAGAGGAAGTATCACTGTCAGGTATTAAACAATATTATGTTGATACTGAGAAAGAGGATTGGAAATATGAAGCACTATGTGATATGTATAAGCAATTAAATATTAATCAGGCACTAATATATTGTAATAAACGTCAAAAGGCTGAATGGCTTGCAGATAAGTTATCTACTGATGGCTACCCACTATTATGTATTCACGGTGAAATGGAGAATAATGAACGTCGTCGTCGTATGGAAGAGTTTAGAAGTGGTAAAGTACGTGTTCTTATTAGTACTGACCTTCTTGCACGAGGGATTGATGTTCAGCAGGTAAGTCTTGTAATTAACTTTGAGCTTCCAATGAATCGTGAAAATTACATTCATCGTATTGGTCGTAGTGGTCGTTTTGGTAAAAAAGGTGTATCTATTAATCTTATTTGCGAATCTGATAAAAAAATGAAAGAAGAAATTGAAAAACATTATGGAACAATTATGCAAGAGCTTCCTTTTGACCTAGGTTCTATTGTGCTAAATTAAGTACGAATATCATGACGACACACTGGGCAATGTACATTTCTTTGAAACCATGTATCAATACAGCGTGTATGAAATAAATGACGGCAATGTGTTAACCTTCTAATTTGAATACCAGTGTTCATTGCCTCCTGACATATTGCGCATACCTGATTATCTGTTGCACTTAATTCTACAATAGAACTAGCAGACTGAATTTGTTCTCGTGTTGGTCTAACAATAACTGGTTCTAGCGCTGCAGATGGTTGATTTAGCATACTAAGAAGTGCAGTCATCATTGTATTATTTGATGGCATTATATCATCTAGTGTGTATGATACTGATATAGTATTAGAACTACTATGAGATCTTAATGCATTTGAATATAAATCAACATTTTGTCTTAACTGAGTACGAATATAATCTAGTATACTATGAGTGGTAGGAAATCGTCGTGGATCTGCATATAGTAGATCTGGTAGATAATTATGGAGGTCATCAAATAGACGAATATTATAATACTCTTCATATGGCATTTTATACAATGCTAAAAAATAAAAATAAATCAATTTTTTATAAAATTGATTTATTTTTACAAAGATATATTGTATAAAATGACAGGAACCGGCGGCATATTAAATGTTGGATTTACATGTTATGCAAATGCAGTAATTCAAGCATTTCGCCACTGTTATGATATGGAAAAGATTCTTGCTAAAGATGCATATACACTAAAAGTAGGCTCTAAATATAATAATCTTACAAATCAATTTGCAAATGTTATTCAAACACTATCTACAATCTCATCAACTGCAACACTAAGACCTGCTGGATTTTGGAATGCATTTGACACTGCAGTACAAAATACATGCTTTGATCATTTAGCACAACGTGAGCCACATGATGCACATGAGTTTCTCTTATTTCTCCTAGATTCTATTCATGAATCTTTATCAAGACAAGTATGTATGAAAATTTCTGAATGTCCGCTAATATCTGAAAAACAAATCTTTCATACTAAATCTCTAAATGTATGGATTCAGAATTTTGAAAAACACTACTCGCCCTTTGTACCTCTTTACTTTGGTCTCTTTCATATTCAGATTACATGTGTTGGGTGTGGTCATAGTAGTAATAATTGGGAGACATTTAACACACTAAAGGGTGTTATAAATAGAACTGATACAAAGCCTACACTACTTCAGACAATTGAAGGTGAGCTAAATTCTGAAACAATTGAAGATTATGCATGTGATAAGTGTGCACCAAACCGTTGTAAAGCTGTAAGAAATACGCGTGTATGGAAACTTCCTAAAACATTGATTGTTGTGCTAAAACGATTTACTCCCGATGGCAGAAAAATCCATACCCCAATTGCTCCTGTATCAGATGTCTTAGAGTTTAAATCAATCTTTTCAGAATCTTCACCTGAAAAGAAATCTCATACCCGTTATACAGTCCGAAGTATTGTAGATCACCATGGCAGTTCACAAGGTGGACATTATACTGCACAAGCAAAGCATAGGACGGAAGGTACATGGTATAATTATGATGATCAAAATGTATCTCGTATTAGCACACCTCATTATGGTGAAAGTACGTATATTCTTTTCCTAGAGCAATGTTAGAATGCGTTGCACAAAAGATAGATGGACTGCGGGAGTACAACCCACTGTAATAAAAGATCAAACAGATGCTGCTAAAGAAGCAGAAGAAAGGCTAAAAAAAATGCTAAAAGAGCGAGCAGCACAAGATTCAATGTGGGATTCTAAAAAGTAGGCTTTGTCCATATTTCATGAAATCCTGACACAATATTATTAAACCCATGTTTTTTTAAGTTTTCAATAATTTTATCATAACAACATTTTTCAGGATAATCTTTTTCAAACATTATTAATGATAATTGTGTATATAGTATAGGATTTTCATCTAAAAATTGTTCAAGAAATCCTTCACAATCTGCAACAAGTGTATTAAATTTTAATTTATACATTGTTTCAACCTCTGAAAGAGTATTATGCATTATTGTTGAAGTGTTATGTATATCATCAACAGATGTTGTTCCATATCCATAATCATCACCTATTTCTGATAATAACATCATTTTTTTCTTTGATACTAATCCCTTTAAAATATTAAATTTACAATTATTTATTTTCTTATTTTTCTCTAAAGAATCCCATACTCGCATATCTGGTTCTACAGAAACTTGATTATATGGATTTTCTAAACATTTATTTATTGCACATGAAACGGTTCCATATCTTGCACCAAGTTCTAATACCACAGAATCAGATTTTATATATCTAGAGGCTTGGTATTGTTCTGTTACTTCAAAGAGGTTATTATCAAGCTTATTATTATATTCATCATAAAAAATTAAAGGAACTTTTATATGAGATGTTTCCCCATACCATCCACCTGCACCATTTGACATATCTAAAATACTTTTAAAAGCTTGATCCCATTTATGTGATACTATTGACATATCGTATCTTTCAACTGCTCTTGCTCTAATATAAGATCTATCAAACTTTCCATCTAATGCAAGCTGGATTCCAAAACAGTAGTCTGCCAGTGTATGACATAGTACTCCTGTGCTCATATGTATAACTGTTTCTGTAAAGCCGCCAGAATCTGGTGCAATCACAGGTGTTCCACATAGCTGAGCTTCTGGTGATATACAACCATATGGTTCTACATACTGGGTCGGTGCAATTAGTGCAACTAATGAACCAAGATATGTTGCTCTTTCTGATCCATGAATCTGCTCTTTAAATTGTATATTTGGTAGCAGTAAATACGGAATTGGATCTCCACCACCACACAGTATAAATGTTATATCTGGAAATCTTCTTGCAATATCAACAATAATATGACAACCTTTTCCAGGACCAATGCGTCCTAAAAACCCGACTGTCTTAGGTGTAGGATTTAGATTTAATGGCCATTCTAAAATATTAAATGACTGAGGTATAACGTACCAGTAGTTCTTATATGTCCCATTATGTCCTTCAAGAGCCATACTACTGTGAAACCACGCGTACGATTCATAAATTCTCCAAGCTTCACATGGATCTTTATATCCAATACCACATTCTACACTTACAATGTCTAAACCATTAAAAGCTTCCGTATACGATTTTCCATATGGATTGCATACAATATCAGTTGCTTTAGATCTATAGAATTTTTTTAATTCTATTTTTAGTCTTCTGTTAAACTCTTTATACAGTGGTGTATCCCAACGCGCTAGATCGCCAACAATGCGATTTGTATTATTCATGGCTTCTTTTATTTGAGCATCAGTGTGTGTAGGATGTAGATACTTGTAGGATTCAATTGATAACGATTCTAGCTCACCTGCAGATAATATGCATATATCTTTTGTTGCACCTGATACAGATCCTGCATTACCATAATGGTAGACTTCATAGTCTAATGGACGCATCATTGGTGCAAATCGTTGTACCTTGCCAGTAAAAGCACAGTGGCTATAATTAGAATTTGTAACTGTATGAGGTATACCAAGTATATGCAGCCTTAGTTTTTTTGATTTTAGCTGCAAATATAGTAGATCTTCTTGTCTTAAGAACTCTAATATATGTATAACTCTATCTTTATGGCCCCCTTCTACGCGACATAGTGCTTCGGGTACAGATTCATGTTCTGTGATAATATCTTTAGAGCAAAAATTTATATTATATGGATTCATTGCTTTTAGTAATATATTGTATTTTGCTAAATAATTAAATAGCACAGGTTCATCTTGAAATCTACAATCTTTAGATATTTGAGTAAATTTCAGGTATAAGTTAAAATCATCTTTTATAAGATTTGGTGCATATAATATTGTTCCATATCCTTGTAGATAACTAGGCGATGCATCATAATTTTCTAGCTGTGTAAATCCATTCTCACAAACTGTTATTCCAGGTGCTGCACCACGTGCTTCATTTGAAAAATGATCAATTCCATTTGTTAAAGATTGTAATGTATTTGGTGGATACAATCTATCATCATCACATGACCATATATATGTAGTAGTATCTCCTGCAGCACGTAAAAAGGTTGACACAACCTTTGTTATTGGTCCATAATCTGGAGTTCTAAATATCTTAACCTTTGGCATACATGTTAACCATATTGGTATTATATATATTTCACCAGTTCTTATACATTTTTCTGGTATATTAATTTCAATATGTTTCACTGGTACTGTTTGATTTAAAATACATTCTAATACAGGTTTTATATGAGCTATACGAGATGGGAGCGTAGTCATTGATGCAACTATATTTATATATTTAATATTGCTATTTTCACTTAATTTATTACTATCCATAATACTATACTTGTAATCACAAATGCTAGAAAAAATACAGTAAAATCCAAACCATCTTGGATTATTTATACCTTTTCTATCATAGTCCATATGTTTATAACTATTTTCAGTAAAAATACCCTTTGCAACACTAGGATAATTCATTAAAACACCATAATACAATGATTCATCAATTAATATTGGTATATTAACATCGACTAGTCTTGTATTTTTACTATGAATTTCTATAATCTTTTGAGTATATACTAATAATTTTGAAGTAAACTCTTTCCATGCATTGCTAGATCCTAATATTATTGCCCCACACACTGATTCTTTATATGGTAGTTTTTTACCAAATAAACCATGTGCATCTCTTATAAAATCAGAAGATTCTATAGGAAATCCTAACTGTAAATATACATGTTCTGTGGATTCTAGACTATCTATATTATAGGATGTATCCACATATTGTAGCCATTGAGTATTTCGTATTGATCCACAATCATTCCATATAAACCAACTACTTGAAAATGGATTTTTTTCAATTACTGAACTTACAAAAAAAGATTTTTGAAAATATAGTGTATATAATTGTGATGATACATTGGCAATATAATTATTTATTGTATATTGGACATGTGCTTCTAATATTTCTGTAGATGCAATTTTTCTTAACATAAATTCATCTATTTCTAAAGTATAAATAATAATATTAAAATTTTTACTTTCTTCAACAATAGATTGTATTTGATCATATGTATTCTTAGTGGTAAATACAACAATGGGGTGAGGCATATGTGATATAAATAATTTAAATTTTTCAAGATAAAATTCAAATGGCTGCTTAGAAGGTATTTTATATATTGCTGTTACAATAGTTATTTTATTTGCTAGAGCTTTTTTAAAAGATTTATCTGTAAAAGTATTATATAACTTATAATCTGTATTTCTATTTGTTATACTGCTATAACCATCAGACTGCTTACAAAGTAGTGGATAAATAGAAACTACATTAAAATTATTATAGTTATTTATATATCTATCTATATATTTATGTGTTTCCCAATTCCAAGCTAAAATTTTATCAAATGCTTTTTTATTTATATACATAAAATTTGTTGCCATAAGATAATTTACTTTACATATATTTACTGAGTTATTATTAAAAATGGATCTTGCTTTTAATTGACTACCTGTTTTTAACCATTCATCTGGAACTAATGGACCACCATTAAAGATTTCCCATTGATCAGTATTAGTATCTAGCCAGTCTTTTGCTTCCGCCCAGTGAGATGTAAAATTATCTAATGGAACATTATCATCTTCAAATATTAATACATTTTCTAAACCCTGCGCTTTTGCTGCAGTAATAATCTTTAAAAAACTCTTACCACATCCATTATGACCATTAGAGGTATCTTCAACTGCTGAAATACGTTGTAAGACTATTAAAGTATCTTTAAATCTTTCTTGAATGCTTAACCATCTGTCATTCCTTTTATCTAAATTTATAACATATGCAATTGTTTTATTCTTAACTTTCTCATTAAAGTTTGGTAGAGCTTCAACAAAAGCATTGTTTGAATAATTATCTAAATTATTAATATCTCGTAATGAATTTATAGTATCACTATATCCATCAACTTGAGTGCATAGCATAGGATATATTGATACTGTGGCAAAATTTGCAGCATCATTCATAAAACAATCAATATGTTTATGTGCATCCCAAGTCCAACTTAAAATCTTATCATACGCTTTCTTATTTATATACATAAAATTAGCTCTTATTAAATAGTTTGCTTTACATATTGTAATATTTAAAGTTGTATCTGTAAAAAGAGGAATTGCGGATAACTTCCAGCTAGGATAGCGTGATAAATCGTGCGGGACTTGTCCCCCACCATTAAAGATCTCCCACTTATCTGTATTGTCATCTAACCACTCCTTTGTTGCAGCCCATCGACTAGTAAAATTATCCAAGGGGACGTTATCATCTTCAAATATTAGTACATTTTCTAACCCCTCTGCTTTAGCAGCAGCAATAATCTTTAGAAAACTCTGTCCACAACCGTTATGACCGTTAGTGGCATCTTCTATAGCAGATACACGTTCTAGAATAATAGAAGTATGCTTAAATCTCTCTTGAATTTCCACCCATCGATCAACTCGTTTATCAAGATTTATAACGTATGCAGCTGTTTTAACTTTCTTATATATATCTAACAGTATTTTATTTGTAAATATATAATCATTATTTAAATCTCTCACACTATTTATTGTATCACTATACGATATTTCTTGTATCCCAAGCAATGGATAAATACATACTGTTTCAAAATTATTTTCACAATTCATAAAACAGTCAATAACACTGTTATTACTCCAAGTCCAACTTAACATCTTATCATATGCTCTCTTATTTATATAGATAAAATTAGATTGCGACATTAAATTTATTTTATTATATAACACAATATTTTTATCACTACTTGTATACAATACTGATGCAATACAATAAGAAGGGTTTCTATCTGCTGTAAATACCGCGCCACCATTAAAGATCTCCCACTTATCTGTATTACCATCTAGCCACTCCTTTGTTGCAGCCCATCGACTAGTAAAATTATCTGAGGGGACGTTATCATCTTCAAATATTAGTACATTTTCTAACCCTTCTGCTTTAGCTGCAGCAATAATCTTTAAAAAACTCTTACCACAACCGTTATGACCGTTAACTGTATCTTCAACAGCAGATACACGTTCTAGAGTTATTGAAGTATCCTTAAATCTCTCTTGAATTGCACGCCATCGGTCAACTCTTTTATCAAGATTTATAACGTATGCAACTGTTTTTTCTACACTGGGTAAACTATCAAAATCTGTTATCTCTACAATATCCATATATAGTTTTAAAAGATAGGTACACTTTAACCCCAATAGTAGTATAAGAACGGAGCAATAAACATATTTCTATATCCTTTACTTCTTATACAATAATTAAAGTTAACATGTTCTGCTGATATAGGATAATTATATCCACTATTATTTTTATAGAAAATAGAGGTGTCTTTTAAATAGCAACCTAGTAATGAGCCATTATGGTGTGTGTTAACCTTTTCTTCATACATATGACCTTTATAAAAGTTATGTAGCTCATCTGTTATATCTGCAGAATAGCTACAATCTTTAATTACATCTGCTCTATATATTGCTAAGCCACCAAATGCAGAGTAGACAGGTATAGGAGGTCCATTTGGATCTAACACTGTTTGCAACTTACACATATGCTCAGATGACCAAAAAACATCACCAAGTATTTCTGGGCCATATGGATGCTCTTCTGTTCTTAACTCATATGCATCATAATATTTTCGTTCTCCTGAAATACCATTTGCAAAAAGAGCATGTATATCTTTATGCATATGTTTTAAAGTTTCACTTAGTATATGTACATCTGGTGCTACACTAAAATCTAAATCAATCATTATTACATAATCATGAATAGATAAATTCTTTAATGAAATCATTTTTAGCAATTGATTTCTTGCATATGCAATCATTTCAATGCGACAAGGTTTATTATCCCATGTACGTGCATTTCCTCTATATAAAAAATAGTTATATTCAATATCTTCAGATACTAGTGATATATAATCTAATGTCTTTACAAAATCCTCTAAAAGTTTTTTTGTAGTATCAGTGCTATTATTTTCATAAATGCAAACTTCTAAACTAGGTAATACTACCTTTAAAGCCTTTATAAAGTTTGTTGCAGCTACAAATTGGTTTTTAATATTTTTAACAATACCACCTAACACAACCTTCATGATATTTAAACAAATACTATCTTTAAACATCTATGAGTAAAAAAGAAGATGGATCAACAGATGCAAAACAATGTCCTTGGTGTGCACGATGGTGTTTAAAAGATGCAGCATGTGATTACATATTTGCCTGCGGCTTAGATACACGGGATGGATTTGTAAAAGATTCTGGTTGTGGTAGATCATGGTGCTGGGTATGTGGTAAAAAATATTGTAGCATATATATTGATATTGTATCTGGAAAAAAATTGGCTTCTGCAAAAGACAATCATAATCCATTTTGTTGTGCATCAGAAGAGGGATTTAGTAGAGAAACCTACTGTTCTGGAGGACATAATCCTCATTGTGGACGTCGTTGGTCTAGCTCGTAACTATTGCTTTTATATACTTTCTTCCAGTAGATATTGCTTTACTAATACGATGGCGTCCATCAATAACTTCATATAATTGTTTTAGCATACCATCAATCTTTCGCCCTTGCCCTTTAACTTTTCTTAAAACAATAGGTTCTAATTTATCTAAATTAGCGTTTTTTATACGATTTAAACGCGTTAATTTAAAGCCTTGATTACCCCGTTGTGTTAAAAACTTACTTACATTTACATTTGCTCTTAACTTTCGAGTAGCATTTAATATTGGTTTAGTCAATAAAATTTGTTGAAGATCAATACTTCTAACAGCTCCTTTTAACATTCTAATATTTGTTTATAAATTTTAAAGCCGTAAAGAATAAAGAATAATTATGTATACATTGACATATAAGATTTATCTGACATATCCTTCTTTTTTAGAAATAGATCTACATGTTCCTTTTTTAATACAAATGGTAAACTAAAGTTTGGTATATAAAATGGCATATCTTTAGAATTTAATATTCGTAGCATATTAATTTTTTGTGCAATTTGTTCAATACATCGTTTAAACTCACGCACACCAGGTTCTTGTTTTGTATAATTTTCAAGAATATATGTTAGTATATCTTTTCCAAATGCTACCTTTTCAGCAAGATTAACTTCTTCTAAAGCATTATGCACAAGAAATTTTGTAGCAATTTCTAACTTTTCTTTTAGATCATATCCTTTTAACTGAACAACGACCATACGATCAAGTAAGATACTATCAATCTTAGATAAATCATTACCACTAAACACAAACATAACTTTTGATAGATCAATTGGAATACCTGTTAGATATTTATCTTCAAAATAACTGTTTTGAACAGGATCTGTCATGTGTACAAGTAGATTTTGAATTTCTTCACCTTTTGGTGTCGCTGATATTTTATCAAGTTCATCAAACATAAGAACCATTGACATACTCTTTGATATAACAAAGGAGTTAACAATCTTACCACAGTGGCTACCTTCATATACAGGCTGATGTCCTGTATATGTTGTTGCATCACTATCTCCACCAAGACTAATAAATTGAAAAGGCCATTCTAATGCTTTGGCAATACCTCCTTTAATTAGGCTAGTTTTGCCAATACCTGGAGGACCAGAAAGCATTAATGATAGACCACGTGAGTTAGGGTTTGCCATTTTTGTTGCAATAAACTGAAGAATTTGCATTTTTGCCTCTTCTTGTCCATAAATAGCATCAGCAAGACATTTTTGCGCCTTTTGCATGAAAGTTGAACATGCTTCGTGACCATCTTGAAGTTTTGCTGGTAGTTCTTTGTAAATACCTAATGGAACACTTATTAACTTTTCAATCCATGTTCTTAGCTTATAATATTCACTTGTTCCAGTATCCATTGATTGAAGATTATTGTATTTTGAAAGTACCATTGATTGTATATCTGGTGGAAGATTCATTGTAAGAATTTTAAACATAAGTGATTCTTCTGTTGCAGGCTTTCGTTCTAAAGAGCTAATCATTTGTGCTTGTTTTGTTTCGTCAAGACTCTTAAATTGGTCAATTTGATCATCAATTGTTGTAGTTTCAATTGGCTCAGTCATAAGTTTAACAAACTTTTTTACATGTTCAGATTCTTTTTTCATATTATGGCGTTTTGGAATAATTACATCATTAATAGGATTACTGAATGATGAAAAGTTAAGACGAATTTCCGGAATAGCATGTAAAGATTTCTTTTTAGGATCCATTGGTGTATCTTCATCTTCCTCTAACTCCTCATCTTCCATCTCATCTATCTCTTCATCTATCTCCTCATCTTCCATCTCATCCTCATCTTCATCTTCCTCATTGTAATCTTCATCATCATCATCTTCTTCTATATCATTACTATCTTCAAGTGCTTTACGAATACGTTTGCGTGCATTTATTGCTGCACTACGCAGCTTTCGAGGACTAGTATCCGTATCAGATTCAGACATTTCATAATCAATTAAATTACGTATATTTCCATAGCTATCAATACTACTATCATCATCATCTTTAGGAGGTAATTGTTTTTTTTCAGTCAATCCCTTTTTGATTCGGGAGGAATTCTCTAGCTTTTTTTTAACCATCCTAAGCTTTGATCCGTTTTTTGGTTTCATAAATTTACTAAAAATTATTATCTAAAAAAATAAATCAATTTTTTTAGATAATAACATATTATCTATGCACTAAATGTTATCTAGTTGCGTCTTGAGCCACGGCGGCTGCCACGACGGCTGGTGCCACGGCGGGATGTAACATTTCTTACTGTCTTGCTTAGACCATTGCGTACACGGGAGCCGACCCTGCGAACGGTTCCAATTACCTTAGACGCAACACCGGAGGCGCCACGACCAACATTACCAACGGCCTTGCCGGTAGCACCTAGAAAGTTATCAATAGGGGCATATAGACGATCTAATAATCCGCGACTCTTAGTACTACCTCTACGTGAGCTTCTACGACCACCTGATGACATTCTACTTTAATCTAGATTTTATTTTATCTAGGGGCCGGAGCTGGTACTATTGGGGGAGGAGTATATACCATGGGAGCTAATAGAGTATTAAAGAGACCGGGAGTTCCTACATTTACATCTCCTGCAAGATTTGCTAAAACGGTTTTCGCTGCCGTATCCATTGCTCTAGCCGCAGCCATTTGAGAATTTACAGCAATCTGTGCAGATTCAGCCGCCTCGATTCCAGTAGCAGTAGTTTGCGTTAATGAAAAAATCGCATCACCAAATGATTTTAATGAAGCTGCTAAAGAAGACGCGTTTGTAGTTTGGTATGGGTATACAGTTGCCGGAGAAGAAGGAGCTGGGGCAACTCCACCAGATTGATTTATTGTAGATGCTCCTGGTGCTAAGACAGATGTATATGAAAAAGGACCACCTGCTACTTGCGTAGTAAGTAGCTGCATATTATTTAATTGATTCTTTTTTCCACCACTTTTTAGTTTACGACTTTGTTTTTTATTTTTTTTATATCTTCTAGATTTAACCATCTCTATTATTATACTTTCAAATAATCTTGAACATCCATAAGTAAGAATCTTGATTTTGGAGATAAACTAATATATGAAGCTTTAGTTTCTTCTATTTTACATATAGAACTATTAACAATAGTTGCAAGTGATGTTTTGATATCAATAAAGAATTTGTCTTTTTTATGCTGTAATACTTTTGCAATACGTAGCACACAATCAATATATTGTTCATTTAATATAATTTTATTTTCTTGTATACCTTGTAAAAGTATCTGATTAAATATTGTTTCAAATATAATTACAAGCTTATCAACTGAGAGAATTTTTAAACTAGTTAGTTCTCCTAAGAATTGGCTATAACCTTGACGATATTTCTTTTCACGATTTTTAACAACAAATGCATCATAGTCTTTTGTTGCAGTTTCATCACATTCTTCAAATATTTCTAAATAATTTTTATGTAATATATTCATTTCTGCAAGAACAATTGGGTATTGATGAGAAATCTCACCAAGTAATTTAGCATATAATGGACAAAATATCTCTTCACTTGCAGCTTTTGTAAATACAAGTTTAACAAATTCTTTTACAAATTCTTCAATATTATGTTGTTCAGTTAATTCTAAACTATCACTTGAACCTAGTACTTGCTGTAGAAAACTTTTAATATCATCATATGTTGAATGACTAAATTTATTTAATTTTGATAATATAATAGTGTTTAAGATTTTATCATCAATATCTTTTTCACTAGATTTGTATTTACTAACATATTTGTTCATACTACGGCCTTCAGATGATACTTTCGGAATAGGACCTCTACGGGGTGTTAATGGGCTTCCAGGGAGTGATTGAAATGATTCACTCTTATATAGTCGTCGCCCAGCAGTTGTATCTGTATTTCTCCAATTTGATGAAATCGAATTAAAATCAAGTAAACCAACTAATCCACTAATTTTCTTGCATACCTCTTCTGATGGTCTTGAAACACTCGCTTCATAAGCTAAAAAACCTAGTAGTTCTTGTTTACCCATATGTTCAACCTAATGATACTACTATTTGCGTTTTAAATACCTTATCTCTATATCTAATTAAAATAGTATGACATTTGAATCAATTTTACTTGATTCTGGCTTAGAAAATATATCACACATATTAAATACACGTTTATATTTTAGTTCTCAGCTGTGTAGCTCTGCAATAATAAATGGATCATTTAGACCTAGCGTTAAAAAAATTATAGCAAATCAAGATTGTATATCAAAGTTGCGATTATTACCCGATATAAAAAAAGAAGAAATTGACTCACTATTAAATAATATTGGTGATTGTGAAAAAGATGCACAGTTTTTCTTTGAAGAAAAAAAGAGTCTAGAATCTTTAGAATCAGATACATTTGGTCAATTAATTTTCCAATATGAGCTTCTAAAAATATGTAATCATATTCCATATCTTCTTATGATATTAGCATGCTTCAAAATATTTATTACCCCTTTAATGACATTAATGCTGCCAGTATGTTTATTTTTTGTTCCATACTTATTAATCCGTTATGTATGGAATATACCAATACACTTCAATATATATAAAGATATTATGTTAAATATGTGGGGCTTTTCTGGGTTTGATAATTTATCACCACAAAAGTTGCTACAAAATGCATTTGCACTCTTCACAATGGGGCAGTCTATGTATCAACCAATACAAAATGCGTTTCACTTGCACAAAATAGATTCTACAATTGTAAATCTTGGAACATCTATAGTTAATTATCATACACATGTTTGTACTCTACGTAGTATCTTAAAGGAAGCAGATATAACACATACTATATCATCATTACTTGATACATTACCTACTTTAGATATACGACGTATATTTGTAGAGTTATTAGAAGATCCATATCGATTATTGCATGTGGCAAAAGATATTGCTAAATTTGAAATATTATGGAATATATCGAAAGATAGACAGTTTCATAAATCACACTTAGTTGAATCATCCACACCATATTTTAGAGGAACAAATATTGCTGATATAAACTTAGGGGTAAAACAACGGATAGGTTCTTCTTTAGATATAACAGACAAAGAAAAACACTATTTATTGAGTGGACCAAATGGGGGTGGTAAATCTTCCTTTTTACGTGGAACCTTACAAACAGTATTATTATCACAAAGTTATGGATATAGTACATCAACTGATGTAGTACTAGCACCATTTGACTATATACTATCAGGTCTACATATTCAAGATCTACCTGGAAAGAAATCATTATTTGAAAAGGAAATATGTTTTGCACGAGATGTCTTATATTATAATAATCCTGCATACAAAGGTTTTGTATTATTTGATGAAATATTCCATAGCACTAATCCTCCCGATTGTATTAAAACTTCAAATGTATTTTTACAGAAATTATGGAGTTATGGCCATGTTGCAAGCATTGTGAGTACTCATGTGTTTGAAATAATAGATTCTTCCCCGACATGTGTTAAAAAAATATGTGTTGATGCACGCAATGTAGAAAATAAATTAATATATTCATATAAAATTCAACCTGGTATCTGTAAAGAAAGCAGTGTTTCAGAAATATGGAAAAAGAGTTGGATAGATTAATATGCGTTAATATTAAAAATAATATCTATATCTTTTAACGAGAAATGAACCTACTTAGCGAGTCTCTAACAATGGGTCTTTTGCTAGGATTAATATTTGGATCACTATGCTTTTATATATATTCCCGTGTAGCCTATGTGGAAAGACGTATTGGATTAATGGAGAATATTTTATTGGATATTAAAATGAGCCAAGATAATACACCAATGCATGTATTACCAAAAGTACCTCAGCATATTACATTTCAACAAGTAAGTGCTTATCAAAAAGAAGAGATGCCTGAAACACCTATACAAGATACAACTAGTGATGAAGAGGTATACACATCTGTGCTAGAAGAAGCTCATAATGTAAATACAGAAGAAAATACATCAATATCGGTTCAAACATCGGTTCAAACACCAGTTGAAGCAGTAATAAATTATGATACTATGACAAAGGATGAATTGTTAGAAGTTGCAAAGGAAAAAGGTCTACGTGTTGGAAATAGGCCCGGTCGTGAAAAGCTACTACAATTACTACGTAAGTCAAATGGAAGTACATTATTAGATTCTGAAGTTTAACTAGATGGATTCAAATCAGTTTCGCAAAAGTCCTAAGGTAAGCCCATATGATTCTTTTAATTCAATAAAAGTATCAGAATCTAAATTTGAATCCGAATTAAATATTGATTATGCTGCTGATAATAGATATTCAAAATGGCCAGCAGTTATGTCCGACGGACGTTTTACAACAGATTATAAATCAAATTGTACTAAAAATATTCCTTATGGTAGCCAGTATCCTACAAAACAATGGCTACAACATAATGGAACAAAGTTAATTGATTTAAATCGCAATAAACTACTTCCAACCACACGAACTTTAGATATTAGTGTTGTACCACCACCAAAAAATTTACTAATATGCAATAAACACGAATGTAGCCTAAAAGCTACATACATAAATGGCTCAATTGGTACTGAACGTGTAAATGGTAAATCACCAGAACTATTTGGAACCTTTTCTGAACAAGGGTATGAAATTAAACCACCTAATGCAATGTTAACACATCATGAGGAGGGTGGGCGAAATACATCTAGAGGAACCTATGAAAGTCTATATAAATTATATAATTTAAACGGAACTCAATTATGTATATAGATGTCTATTGTTATTGCATTTGATATTGGTATCAGAAATTTAGCATGGTGTTGCTATAATTCTGCTACAAAAACTATTATTGGCTGGGAGAATTATGATTTGCTTCATGATAGTGGTGTAACTGAAGTAAAACAATTATCACACTGTTCTACAGAACTATGTAGTAAGGCTGCAAAGTATACTTATAATGATGCAATATATTGTACAAAGCATTGTGTAAAACCTATACTAAAAGATCTATCTGGAAATCTAATTAAGAAAATTCCTAATCTATCTGTGCTACAAGAAATCTTAAAAACAAAAGGTTCAAAAACAATGCTTTTATCACTAGTAAAACAAAACTATTCTCTACCTATTGTCAAATTAAAGGCAACAAAAAAGGCGTTTGATATGGAAGGACTTCATGACTCACTACGGAAGTTTGTACTACAACATAAGGAGATCTTTTCTAAAGCTCAGATAATTGGTTTAGAAAATCAACCAGTGTTGACAAACCCGACAATGAAAACAGTCCAAGTTCTTCTCTATGCTACACTACGAGATATATTAGTTCCTATTCCAAAGATGAAACTTATTCATGCACTAAAGAAAGCAAGTACACATGCGGCTGGTGAAGCTGGCTATAAAGATAGAAAAAATGCCTCTATTGAACGTGTACACGCCTTTTTTAGAGCAAATCCGACACAAGTAGTGTATAAAGAAATGTTTGACAAATCTGTTAAAAAAGCAGATTTAGCAGATTGTTTATCAATGTGTATTGATATGGTTTAAATATGTTGTTATACTAGAATGAATAAAAGCAAAACAAGAAAAAACAAAATTATATGCTATACTGGGATTGGTGCACAAGAGGATGGAATACATACAAAAAAGAAATTTATGAATATTGCAAGAAAAGAATATACTTCAGATTTTTGTAAAACAATGAAATCTTCTAAAAGTAACAAGTGTCCTACTACACTAAAGGGATGGGTTAAATATTTTGGAGCAATGTATATTTCTCCAGAAAAATGTGCTAAAATAATTAAAAAAAATAAAAATATGGTTTAAAATACTTGTAAATATATATATTTAATATGTCTTTACAGTGCTATGTTATTTTTCATAAAACTCTTTATACACAGTGTTATGAAAATTTAGATAAATCATATATTGAAAAATATATTAAATTTATTGGAGTTAATTCTAAAATTCATAAAACAGTTCCTGCCTCCTTAGAACCATATGTTATTTTAGAAAGATCATTAGCAAAATATAACCCATTATATCAATATGCAAATTTTTGTGAATCCAGTGTATTCTACCATGTGTATGAAAATGCTATGATGGAACCTTACGATCATATTGGTTTTTTTCAATATGATATGTCAATGACAAATGGAATGTTTGTAAAAATTCTGCATGTCTTAGAAACTCATCCCGATCCTAAAAGTGTCATAATGTACCAACATAAAGAAAATAGCTTTCGTCATTTAAATCAAGGTATTGGTCTACAAGGGTGGGGTATAATTATTAAGATATATAATCAAGTGTTTAACACTTCTTTTGAAAAAGAAGAAGTATTTTTAAGAGATATACCATTATACCATTGCTATATATTACCAAAGGAATTATATAAAAAAATGATGTGTTTTATGTTTACGGTATTTCCCTACTTATTTGAATTTCTAAACTGCGATGGTCGTCATTTACCATATCACATGGAAAGATGTTATGGGATATTTTTGCAACTTCAAGGATTAGATAAAACATGGATCCATATAACAGGTTTAACCCATAACGATTCATATAAGGATGATTGGCAGGCGGTTAGGGACGCATAAACTTAGAGCAATTGTCCGGTTGCGTAGTTTAACCATCTAAAAAGAACTAAATCAGTTTAAGAAGATGGCGAGCTTTAGTCTTAGAGATATGGAGAATGAAGTTCGCACAATGAGTGGCGGAGATATTTCATTATCTAACGATATCGGAAATGTCATAGAATTGAATGATATTAATGATACACTTGGTCTTAATATGCTTGCCAATCCTAAGATGACATCTGGTTATAATGAATCTAGTAGCAGTAGCAGTAGCAGTAGCAGTAGCAGTAGCAGTACTAATAATAATTCTGTATCATTTGGTCTGGCAGATGTAGAAGTATCAAAATTAGAACCTCTTAATCCTATATCTATTAATCTAAGTGAACCACCAGTACCATTATTTGAGGTTGATGTAAAAAAGGAACAAAGCAGTGTATATTCTAATATGCAAACATCTTCTGCACCAAGCTTTAGTCTAGATCCTCCTCAAAGCCGTGTGCCTACTGAGGCTGAAAAGAAAGAAAAGATGGATTATTTAAATAAACTACAACGCCTTGAGCAAAAGGGATTTCCTGTATCTCGTCGTTATACAATGGACAATACACTTGATGACGTACGCGATGAATATAATCGTCTATATGATGCACGCAATCTAGAAGCAAGTTTACGTTTCCAGCGTCAAGCTCTTATGGGAATTGTGACTGGTCTAGAATGGGCAAATGGTAAGTTTGATCCTTTTGATATTAAGCTAGATGGTTGGTCTGAGTCAGTCCATGAGAATGTAGAGGATTTTGATGAAATCTTTGAAGAGCTTTATGACAAATATAAGGAGCGTGGAAAGATGCCCCCTGAGGCTCGTTTAGTAATGGCATTAGCTGGTTCTGGATTTATGTGCCATGTAAGCAATACATTCCTACGTTCTCGTATGCCAAATATGGATGATGTACTAAAGAATAACCCTGATATTGCTCGTCAGTTTGCTGGTGCTGCTGCCTCAGCTGTTGGACCTGGCTTTGGAAATTTTATGAATGCTGCAATGAATAATCAGCAACCTCAACAGTCTCAGGGCCCGAGTGTATTTATGAATCCTCCAAATACACCAGTTAACTCTAACAAACAGAATCAAAATCAGAATCAGAATCAAAATCAGAATCAACCACGTCGGGAGATGAGAGGACCTACCGGCGTTGATGATATATTAAAAACATTTGAAGAAGCTCGTAGATCTGAAGAGACTTTAGCTCCCCAAGGCTTTTCATCCGTTCAGCAACCTGCATCCCTTGCAGCAATTGAGCTACAAAGTGTTCACAGTGAAGAAATGATGAGCCAAGCCGAAAGCACACGCACAGGTCGTGGCGGTGGTCGTCGTAAGCGCGTTGCAGTAGGAAACTCGGTTAGCATACCTGTCTAAATCTTAGACATCATCTCAGTATAAGTAATTGTTATTTCTGATGAAAAATCTTTTTCTTCGTCTTTACCTTTTTTATAATTTGCTTTTAATCTATCTATTTTTTCAGTTAACTTTCGATGAATCTCTGATTCTTCTGGAGTTAGCCCAGCAGTATGAGCTACAGATTTAGAAGATTCTACAGCCTTCTTTTTTGGCAGTGTTGCTTTAAATAAATAAAAGCTACTATTTTCATTAAATATAAAATTTATACATAATACAATGAATAATGACATCCAGAATGATGTCATAATATTACGCGTTGCAACAAAAAATACAACAAAAAACAGTGCGCAGCGAAACCATGGATGTTGAAAAAACTTATCTTGCTCGGGAGTTAATCCTCCAGCCAAATGGCGACCTCCTAAATTTAATAATAACATCATTGAGCCAATTAGATATGGATTTGTATTTAATGAATCAATAACATTTTCAATTGGATTTTTGGAGTTATTTTTCATGTGTGGACCCATTGGGGAAAAACTCATCTACTAACACTTTTATATTTCTTTGTATAGCAAAAGTTGCATATCCATAAAATAAAAGAATATAGATGTTGCAATCATGAGAGCTAATGGTTCACACCAAAGACCCCCAACAATAAGTAATAAAAGTAGTGCAGCTCTCCATAAGGGATATACATATAATACAACCAATTTATGAGGATAATGGGTGTCTAATTTAAATCCTTCAAAAAAGTTCCAAAGAAAAAAGAACCCAATAAACATTAATTTTACAATCATATTATTACTCTATTTACATACATACAAAAGTTATTGTATTTGCTCTGTTACAACATTATCGTTTTCAACTAGTGTAGGACTTTCATCAAATATTATTTCATCTCCCCAACGGTGTTTTGGTGTACGATTATTATTACCACAACACGATGAGTCTTTTGATTTCTTTGAATCTTTTGTTTTCTTTGATTCTACTATTTTTGTTGTTTCATATCCTTCTTTTATACCGGGAGACAGAGATAAGTATAGTATGACAAGAAGGGCAAATAATAGTGAATGCATATATGATACATATTTGCATAAAAGTAATATTAAGATAAATAATACGGTTCTTACTAATGGATTTGAGCTATAATTCTGCAGAAATACAGGTGTATTTTTTACATATATGATACCAATAGACAATACACAATATAATAAAATATGAACTTGCAATTCTACCTTCTTGTAAAAATCAAATACATGGGATGCCATACTACTACTTTTTGAATAAAAGATTTCTTTGAAAGACAACAGGAACAGCAATGGAGTATTGTCCGTTGGATCAAGCTTTTGAAATACTTCCACGAAAAAAAGAAGAAAAGAAGAAACATAAAAAACAAAAGACATCATTAGAATTTTTAGATCCTAACTTCAATCCTTCAGCCGTTGATTCAGATCGCCCGGCAGGAAAACTATCAGAATTATTAAGTCTCAAAGATCTGAAAGAAGCTTTTACAGAGGTACCTACAACGTTGACACTACCTAAAACAGGTGTTGGACCATTAACTAAGCTACCTAACTATTTTACAGGTTATGATGATACAAATGAGGGGTTTACGTCAACTTTTACAAAAGATGATGTTAACACAAAAACAAACATTAAAGATAAAAAAGATGAATCTAAACAACAGCAGCAACAACAGCAGCAACAACCGCAGCAACAACAGCAGCAACAACCGCAGCAACAACAGCAGCAACAGGAGCAAGAGCAAAAGCAGCAGCAGCAACAACAGTTACCACTTCCATCATTAGATGATGTATGGAAACCATTAACTCCCGCACAAACATCAAATACTTCATATTTTAATAGTTTACCAACCCCTGGAGGAACATTTCCAGTGTGGAATGATAATACACGTATAATACCATCAAATAAAGAAATGATATCAGAAAAATCATTATCAAAAGAATTACAGGCTAAGATTGATATCTTAATAAAACGATTAGATGCATTAGAAAAGGAGTACAAAGGAAATGGTGCAAATTCTAAAAAAGAGGTACTAATGTTTATTGGAACGGGTCTTGCTCTTATACTTAGCTTGCACCTTCTTAGACGTTGATTGAGTATTATATCTTTTATTTAGTCTAGATTTAGATGATGTGATCTTTTTTTTATTTCCTCCCTCTGGTTGGGTTTCATAAAATGATGATTGCTGTTGTTGTTGTTGTTGACTTGCTGATGATGGGTTCCCTGTTTGACCTGTGACTTCTATTTGGTTTTGTTGTGATTCTTCCTCCCCAAACATAGATTTACGCGACGTATCTACTACTTTTTGCAGGAGCTCCCTTCCTCCATTCTTTTCACGCTGTAGTACACTACTAATCTCCTTAGTAAACGCACTTAATTTAGATATATCTTTATCGTCTTCAATATATGCAGGTTTCAATGCGTTTATTAATTTTCTAGTTGAACTCATCCTATTTTACACCGCTATTTCGTACACGTATAGATGCTTCTAGTGCATCTTCTAAAGACTGGCGTCGTCCTTCAATAACTTGTAATACTTGTGCATAACGAGGTCTTTCATCTGGCTGTAAATCATCTAGCTCTTTTAATAGTTTTTCTTTTTGAGCCCCTAATTTTTCAAGATCTATTTTTGTATCTCTTATACTATCACTTAATGCAGATATAAATTCACCCTTTGGCGAATCAACTTCTCTTTGATACGCTGCAAAGTCTTTAATAACCTTTTCTATTTGTGGAACCGTTGTTCCATATAATAAATAAAAGCGTGAACCTTTTGGTGTACTTGCTAAAAATTGTGTTATTAACATACCTGAGCTACCGTCCTTTTCTAAAGGTATCTTGTAGACAAATGGTTTTGAAGGTCCATTATAATCTTCATATTCAATTTCTAAAGGAACACCGGGGACAACTGTTCCTTTTACAATACCTTCTTTAACACTCATTATGCCTCTTTTATTAAGAGATGTGTATGATGTTGATGTATTTGTTTGAGAAGTGGTTCCTCTAGATCCATTGCTTCTAGATCCATTGCTTCTAGATCCATTGCCTCTAAATCTATTGCCTCTAGTTCCATTGCCTCTAGATCCATTAGCTCTAGAATTTGATGAACTATTATTATTGTTATTGTTGTTGTTGTTGTTGTTGTTATTTTTGTATGCAGATGGATCATAACCAGGTCCATTTGGTCCATCATATCTTCCATCAGGTCCATCATATCTTCCATCAGGTCCATCAGGTCCATAAGGTCCATAAGGTCCAGCATAGCCAGGTCCAGCATAGCCAGGTCCAGCATAGCCAGGTCCAGCATAGCCAGGGTTACCCATTTGACTACCCATCATACCAGTTTGTGCTGCAGAAGAAACGTCAGGGCCACCAGATGATCCATTTTTTTTATCTTTACGTAGCTTTGCTTCTTCTTTTTCTTGTTTTTTGCTTAAGTTATGTTTATCTTTTGCTTGACTTTTTTGTAATCCATCTGCCTCAGTCTTATGTTTATTAGCAAGAGCAGCTTTTTCTTTTTGTTGTCGAGCTGCGGTTTGGTTTGGGGTTTCTTTACGACCGAACATATCTGTTTTGCCTTGAATTTTCTCTGCAGAATGTTTTGCTTCTAGAGCTTTTTCTTCATCACTCTGTTTTTTTGCTTGTGCAGATTTCTGTTGCCCATGTTTTTGATCTAGCTCTTGTTTTTGCCGGTCTTGTTTTTTTGAAAGAGGATTTGCTGATGTATTTGCCCCTGAATTCGTTGAGGGTCTAGTGGGTGGTTTAGATGTTGGCCTTGTTGGTGGTTTAGATGTTGGCGTTGGTCTAGCTGCAGATCTAGTTGGTGGTGGTCTAGATGTTGGTCGTGTTGGTGGTGGTCTAGATGTTGGTCGTGTTGGTGGCCTAGATGTTGCTCGTGTTGGTGGTGGCCTAGATGTTGCTCGTGTTGGTGGTGGTCTAGATGTTGCTCGTGTTGGTGGTGGTCTAGATGTTGCTCGTGTTGGTGGTGGTCTAGATGTTGCTCGTGTTGGTGTTGGTCTAGCACGTGGTTTAGCACCTGCTAATCCCCCATTTTGTACGCGCAGTCTGCCGTTAACTCTTTTTCTACGAGTGTTCATAGCTACTAATAGAGTATTAGATATTAACTATGAATTACGTTCTATTTGTAGCTTATAGATCTCTTCTAAATATCTTCTCATTTTAGCACATTCATTATTTGTTAATAATGAAATATCATTAAAACATTTATGATATGTTAAATAATATAAAAAATCAGCAACTTCTTTAAAATATAACGGTGTGTTTGGATCAGTAGGAGGAGTAAGAGCAGTAAAAGCATCTTTAAGTTCTTTATCACTAGTAGGAAGATTTAATTTATTTAACAAACGCTTTTCATCAGATGTAAAGCTCCATACACTCCACGCAGAATATACTTTATCATTTGTAATTTGTCCTCTTGGTAATCTTAATGTATATTTACTTCCCTGTAGATCAACACTTATAATTTCTTGATATGTATTATCTAGTTTTATAATTGCAATATTTTTTTCTAATGAAAAATCATAAAAGTTAAATATATTGTCTGGATCATTATTTTGTTGTTTAGATGCCTGTGATGATGATATTATATGGGCATTGGTATTATTAATTTGAGTATTATTAACATTTATATATGATAAGGAAGTTATATTATTAATTCTTATTACATTACTATCTAAAATATCTATTTTAGATTTTTCATAACCTGCAATTTTATTATGATCTGCTGTTATTATTAAAGGAAAATCATTAGTAGCATCCTTTAACTTTTCAGGATATACAACACTTGTGTCGCTATCAATAAAAAACACACTATTGAAATTAGAAATTTTTAATCTATATTGAAAATATTTTACTACATCTGATTGGGCTGTTCTTACTCCTCCTATTAATGGCAGTAAAGATACAACAATAATATTTTTTTTTAATATTAATTTGTTTGTCTTAGATATACGTAAATATTTATTGTCAAGTAAAAATTGTATTTGATAAAATAGTATTTCTTCTGGATCTGCTTGTCCAGTTGGATCTGGTAGAATTATTAATTCTTTTGTGTTAGATGGTATATAATATATTTTATTACTTGCAGCCTGTGTATTTACAGAATCATATATTCCAGTCATATTATTATAATTATATGTATTTGGCTTACGATATAATATATTATATTTGTTTTCTAATTTACTTATTGAATTACTAATAGATTTTTTTAAATTATTAATAAATTTTTTTACAGTTGTAGCATCTGATTTTACATAATTTTTTATAAATATTATTTCTGGTGTTGCTGGAACTATTGTTCCAGGTGGTGGTGCTGGGTTTTTAGTATTACCCCCAACCTGTTTACCACCCCCTTCAACCTTTTCAATAACAGCATTTGCACCAGATCCAGCTGATAGTGTTGCATCATATACACTAGCAGTTTCATTATAACCATCAGGAGGTGTTTGACTACCTCCAACAGCTAATCCCCCTCCACCCATAACACGAGTAATAGGTTCAATTCCACCTTCTAAAAGGCTTTGATTTGGATCATAATTTGGCGGAGGATTATCCATCTACTAGGCTTAAACTAATATTTAGAAACTTTATTACATGGCAGAAACACACCAACTTCATTTACTAATTACACCTGATCCCCAGACTCGTAAGCGGAAGATTTTTTGTAAACAAGAACTTATTATACAGAGTTTACAAAGTTTTTATATGACTCGTAGTGATTTACCCGAGATTCTCAATATTCTAGAAGGAGAGTCCGTTATGAGTTTGCGTTTAATAGATTGGTTTGTCACTAATTATGCAAAATATCACAATATTTCTTATATACATAAACAACAGGATTTCTTTGTATACATAGATTACAAGAATCAATTAAAGGCATATAGTAAGAAACTATTTGATCCCTTTTGTCGTCGTGAACGAATATTATTTCAAATGAGTAATATTCCAGCCTTTATAACAACTGTAGGAAAGTTAAATTTCTTTCGTTGGGCCATTGAAAAGGGTGTAATAGATTATATTAAACTAAATCTGCCATGTATTGAAAAGGAGATGAATGAAAGTGCACGTAGTCTACAAAAGCTTCGTAAAGAAGAAAAGGCAAAACCATCATTAGGAAAGCGTATTACTCGTCGTAAAGCTTTACCAAATGAGAATGTATCATCTAAACAAATGCAAAAGCATAATACACCAATTGATATTACTTTTGATTAATTAATTCATACCGTAGCAATGTATTCATACTTTCAGAATCAATAGTATCTTCAGGACACCATCTATTTTCAAATTGCCGTTTTAACAAATGCTTTGATTCACTACTTCCACGATCGCCACCTTTTACTTCATATACAACGGATCGTAATTCACGTATTGCATTACGTGGATCTCTTATTGGATCATATCTATCAAAATATACATTATTTGCTAAATCGGGACCTCCTGCTTCAAAAGGTTGGCTTTGGCGAAAATCTCGTACTTCTAAGCGTGTATTTTGAGGAGCCATATCCATGTAAGGATTATTTGTAGAAAGCTCATTTTTTATTAATAATTTTGGTCTAACATATCTAAAATCGGGTCCATCTGTTTGCCAATGTTCAAATTGCTTTGCATTAACAGTATCACGCGTAAATGTTTCTAGACGAGTTTGTAGTAAAAATTCCTTTCGAGGTAGCCGATTTGGACCAGCATATTGAAAAGTAGGATCCATCTAAACAGTACTTTTTATATTAATGTAGGATGTTTTTAATACCATATACCTATAAAAAAAAAGTATCTCTTTATCCAGTACATATTATACATGTATTCTTAAATCAAGGAACTGTTTTGCTACATGTAGATACTAATATTAATGAATTTTGTGAAACAAACGGGTTTATTATTAAGAAACAAAATATAATTGATGACAAATGTTATATTGAATTAGATCCAGCCACAGATATAGAATCTTTTTATACATATCATGAAAACTCAGATGCAGAATGTTTCCGACGCTTTATATGTATAGGAAATAGTGCGGAAGATTATCTAAATATTAATTCAACAAATCCAGCATTTATATTGCCAGTATTAGAAGAGGTTTTAAGACTTAGCGCGTAGTAACTACAGAATGAATAGAAATAGAACAGTACGAAGACACCATGATTTAAGTGGCGCAACAATCTTTAAGGACTATTCATTAAACGAGGGACTACAAGAGTTATTAAAGAAAGAATCTGAAATAGCTTTTAAGAAGCCATGGCATCGTTTAGAGCGAGGTATGCGCCTAAATCGCCTTAGACTTTTTGTTGATGATATGAAGAATTCTAAGGGGTTGCAGGAATCTGAGGCAACTGCACTGTTAACAATGTTAACAAAATCATTAGAAAAGAAAATGTTAAATTCAAAGAATGCTGTTATTTATGATATTGACAGTGAGAAGATTCTAGAAATTAAGAATCTTGTGCTTCATCAAAATGCCGATGGTAGCTATGTGTTTCAACTATTAGATAAGCCATTGCGTAATGCAGCAACACAAAGAAAAAAGAGTGAACCTACTGTTCAACCCACTATTCAACCACAGTAAAGTTTTTCTTACAATATATTAGTAAAGTTGAAATATAAATATGCTACAATCCTATAAATATATGTTTGTACTAATATCAGATATTGCACGACTTATTGATGAAACACCAGATGAATGGGAAAAAACATATGCTAAGGTTTTAAAAGAAGTACTAGCTGCACAGGATACGCAGCTCTCAGAAAGTCATTTGAAAAAACTAACTCGTATTGAACATATGATGTTTGATTTTGTTGAAGCATTTAGAAAGCACGGAACAATAAAATCAATTGTAGAATCTATATTTGTACGTCATCAGGTAGAACAACGTACTCAACAGTGGTATGAGGACATGAAAACAATGTTAACAGCTAGTGAATTTGCGACATTATATAAAAGTTCTAGATCAATTGGTCAATTAGTACTATCAAAACTAAATCCAGAAAAACGAGAATCTCAAACAGCAAAGCATTCAATGTACATATATCCTACGGACTGGGGTGTCAGATTTGAACCTGTTGTAAGATCTTATTTAGAAGACTTATGGTCATGTAAAATATATGAGTGTGGACGATTACGTCATCAAAGCAATACAAAAATTGGAGCAAGCCCAGATGGAATTATTATTGAAACAGACTCTGAAAAGTATGGACGTCTTGTAGAAATTAAGTGTCCCTTTTCACGACCCATTGGAAAGGGTGTTCCAAAAGACTATTGGATCCAAATGCAGATCCAATTAGAAGTATCTGGTTTAGAAGAATGTGAATATGTAGAGGTAGAAATAGTATCAGCAAAGCCAAAGGAGTTAAATCCAATCTTTCCTACTAAATGTGTTGCACAAGGTATACTATATCTTTTAGAAAAGAATGATCTATATATATATGCTTATACAATTAATGAACGAGATAAATATATAAGTGATAACTATACATGTGTGGAAACAATACCTTATGCAATAGTTAATGTATGCAATATTTTAGTACACCGAGATAAAGAATGGTATAAATCAACGGATATCCTTCAAACAGAATTTTGGAATACTGTTGCAAAGGCAAAAGATGGGCAGTACGTTTTACCAAATGCACGCCCTGTAAAACCTAAAGCATGTTTAATAACTGAAGAAAAATAAAACACTATGTTAGATATGGATTCCGGTGGTGGATGGACATCATTTTTATCAAAAAAATTTATTCCAAAACCTGCAGTACCTTCATTTCCAGGAATGCCTTCATTTCCTTCAATGCCTTCAATGCCTTCAATGCCTTCCTTTAAAATGCCTTCATTTGGAAAACAGTCAGCATCAAGATCAATTTCAAATAATCAAGCTAATCAATTTTCTGCTTCGCTATTTCAATACGGTTTATTAGGTATATTAACTTTATTTACTGGAATATTGTTTTCATACATATTTGCAAAAGATAAAGTCTTAGGATTTGACGCAGTGGACAAAGGTATTATTGTTGCATGTTTAGTATGCGTAGGAATTGGAGGATCTTATATTTTTAATGCAAATATCATTGATTTTTTAATATCTTCACAAATTAATATAATATGTTTCTATTTATTAATTTCCTATGTAGGAATAAATACATTTAGTGGACCAGATTCATGGATATCATTTTTAAGATTTTTTAGAACTCTTTCAAATATTATAACTGATCCAACAACTATATTTAGTACAGGATATACCTTAATTATTCCAATAATATTACTTGTTATTCCTTTACTAGTATTATTTTATAATTTTACTAAAAATATATTTATTACAGTGTTAGTATTAGGGGTATCTGCTGGAATTGTATATTCATTATACCCTAAAAATAATGTAGTACCAATTGTAGGAGGTAGTCCATTGGGAACTGCGGGTGGTCCAACATGTGTTGAACACTGGTATGATAACTTTAATCCAAGATATTGGGGCTTACCTTCATGTTGATGTTTATGTGTATGTTTATGTTTATGGTAGTGGAACTACTTTATAAAAGGAGTTTGTAAATTCTTGATGAGCTGAACTGCATGAATCTGGATCACCACGTTTATAATTATTTGTTAATTGTCTGTAATTTCCAGTTTTTTCAATACGTGTTTGAAAATCTCCAGCATAACAACTTTGAGCATTTAGAGTACCTAATCCTGTACCCTTTAATTCCAATACATCTGTTAACAAATTATAATTATTGATTGTATCTTCAGAATTATATTCTTTGGGCATTAAATCAGTATATGCTTCTTTTACATTTAATCCGCGACGAATCATAGGTCCAGAGGAAGAGTTTTCTAAACTATATCTATCCATTAGAGCAATTGATATAAGAAATAAAAACCCTAGTAGTATTAATAATTCTATTGAATGTTTCATCTAATCATTCGGGAGAATAAATATAAATAAATATTATACTGCAAATGTAGATGAAAAGTATATTACCATTAATATCTGAATATTTAGGAACATTTTCATTAACATTAGCTCTTATTTCAACAAGTAATCCACTAATTCTTGGTTTAGTATTTACAGGTATTGGATTCTTAATTGGTGGAATAAGTGGAGCAAATATAAATCCGGCAATATCTTTTGCATATTATATGCAAGGAAGGCTAGATGGTCATGAATTATTTTTATATACTCTTGTTCAATTTATTGCAGCAATAACCGCATATAGTGTATTTAAAGTAGTATCATAATAAGATATTAATGAAGGTGCTTGCAACGCTATGTACACAAGAATGTTTAGAAGATTTAAAAATATTCTTTTTTACTTTACAATTATGGAATACAGATCTACCAAAGGTATACTTATACTGTGATACAGAGGTAGCTAATTATATAACTACAATAAAACCTTATGCAGGCCCTATTCAACTAAATGTAGTACTATCTAAATATTCAGGCATGTCAAGAGCAGTTATGGAGAAGCTGCCTGGAATAAAATATAAATCACTATTTTGGGATTTTGTTGTAGAAAAAACACACTTGCTTGACTGGGTATTAATACATGAATCATCTGTTTTATTTTGTGATGCTGATATCTGTTTTATGGGACCTTTACCGTCTATATCTAATACAATAAAACTCGGTGTAAGTAGACATAATATACGCAGCTACGATGAACAAAGGTATGGAATCTATAATGCTGGATACATATATACGTCAGATAAGTCTCTACCAGCTGTATGGAGAACACTATGTAGCACATCTTCTTTTTTTGAACAAGGATGTATAGAAGAGTTAGTAAAAGAGTACTGTGATTCATACATTGTATTTCCAAATACGGTGAATTATGGGTGGTGGCGTCTACTGCAAGGTAAACAGTCAGTAGAAACTATTAAAAGTACGTGGTCTATTAATCGGAATACTAGTAGTTCAGGGATTTGTATAGACGGAATAGAACTATTAAGTATACATACTCATTGGAAAACACATGATCCGGCAACACTAGTCTTTAATAATTTTGTTAAAGACTACTTAGAAAAATTAAAATCTGTAGATGCTACAAGAAAACTTTTAAAATTTCTAAAGACCTAGTATAATGAGCAATACAAAGAAGACATGTAAGAATGCATTAGCGAAAGTTAGCAATGCAGAAGGGATTAAAGCAATGAAAGAACAGTTTAAAAAGTCAGGTCTTAAACTGTCTGATAAACAAGTAAAAAATATGATAAATATGCCTGATTTTAGAAAAGAATTTATGGTACAGTGTGAGAAAACAATGAAAATGGCAGGTAGCTTATTAAAATTACTTAAAAAAAATTCAACAAAAAAAGTAAAAAGATAAATGCGGTCTTAATGTAAAATTGATTTGTATTTTAATAAAAGGCTCTTAGAAAATGGAACATTATTTTAGTGGAATTTTGCAAAAGAAAGAACACAGTGATATTGATAAATATTTTACTGAAGATAAAATAAAAGTTCCAGAGTCATGTAGCCACTGTGGTTCAACCCATGAAGAATTTGAATTAGAGGAAGATGTTATATGTGAAACATGTGGAACAATGTATAAGGCAAACATTGATAGTAGTGCTGAATATCGTTATTTTGGAATTGACGATAGAAGTAATTTAGATCCATGCCGTGTGGGCGCCCCTACGGATAGTCGTTTTCCATCATCAACTCTTGGAACCATTATTTTAAATAAAACGGTTGGTGGAAACAAGTCAAATAGAATTGCAATGGCACGTGTCCGACGTTTTCATACGTGGAATCTTCTTCCATACAAAGAAAGATCTTTGCTACAAGTGTTTGAACAGCTATCATTAATGGCAACAAATACGGGTATTGATGGACGAACAATAGATATTGCAAAGAGTTTATACATTCGTCTTGTAGAACATTGTGATAAACGAGGAATGTCAAGAACCAGTGTTGTTGCAAGTTGTATTTATTCAGCACTAAAGATGATTGGTCAACCACGAAAGCCAAAGGAGATTTCAGATAGCTTTCATTTATCTAGCACACAGTTTACAAAGTCATTTAAATATTTTCAAGAGGTATTGTCAATGGCAAATCAACGTGGTCTACTTAATGATGTCGTTATTCCAGCAAACTTATCATCAACACGAGCAAGTGATTATGTAAGTCAGCCACTATCAAAACTTCCTATTTCACGCAATGTCTTTATTGTACTACAAGAAAATGCAATACGAGTTGCAAATGAAGCAGAACGGCTAGAGATCTGTCCTGAAAATATGCCTCCATCTTTGGCAGCAGGAGTTATTGCATTTGTATTACAGCACACACAACACCCCGATATTAGTTTAGAACGTATTGCATCAGTATGTAGTATTAGCCCTGGGACGCTTCAAAAGTGTTTAAAAAAGTTAGACGTAAATTACGAAGTGTTAAAAAAGGTTATGGTAATCTCTGCCTCATAACTAGATGGGTAATATATTCTCAAATATAGAATCAAGTTTTGGAGATGCACTTAGTAGTGCTACTCCACTTGGCAGATTACCTGATCAAGCAATGATATATAATAAAACACAAACCACATCAATACTAATGAAACGTATTATTGATTTTATTTTACAAAATTCAGATATTAAAGATACAATATCATTAGCAACTGATAAAGGTTGTGGTGAATGGTTGATCTTAGCAAAATCGCATATTAATGACATGCTAACAGAAATTGATGTTGAACCTTCCATGGGTAGTGATGGTATATTATATTTATCAAAAATTAATAAATTTATTAAAAAAGAAGGGTCAAGTGTTAAATCAGATGATGCTAAGATAAGTCTTAAAAACCAATACTGTACATTAATTGCTTTTTTTAGTATTCGTTTATTTCAAGTTGTGGGTGCTCTTGCATTAAGTGTATTAGATTCAGAAATACCATTAACTAATTATGATCCTACTACTGGTAAAATAAGTGGTCCGCGAGGATTTAAACAAACTAGGTCAGTAAATGGAATATTTGGCTATCAAAGACCTAGTGCAACACGAAAAGTAAAAGGATTATTGGGTGATGTCACTGGTCAAGTAAAAGGGTTGGTAGGAGATGTATCATCTAGAATATCACAGGTATTTCAAAGTGGCGGCGGATTAAATATGGATATTTTTAAAGGATTTTATTTGGAGGAGATAATTAATGATAAAGGCAAATATTATTTACGTAATTTATCTAGACCAGACTCTATTAGTCGTTCACAATCATTTGTGTTAGAACAAAAGTATTTATCTGGAAATCCTATTGACGAATATAGAGTGTCATGTAAAGAAAATGAGCCTTTTGAATTTACTATTAAATTTGATAGTAATAAAATACTTTTAACAGATTTTATGTATTCAAACTCTAATAAAAATTTAGTATATGTTGGTAAAACACAAATTACACCTGGTCTACTAGGTAATCCCGAGATTATAGATACTGGTATATCCTATTCAACAAAATATAATAATCATAGAAATATAGCTAATAGTGTATATAATAATAGTACTGAACCTAAATTAGAAACTATTATGTTAGAGATAATTAAAGCTGCAATAGATACATCATCTAGTCAAAAACTATTAGTAACAAATGCACTAAGCGCTTTACCACAGCCGCCATCAAATAGTAATATAATTACTGCATTAGAACCATTAGCACAAGGTATAACAACAGATTTTAAGTATGATTATAAAATAAAAGATTATAGACAGTATAATGAATATGCAAAAATTAATCTACAAAGACTAACATCTGTAGCAAAACCTCCAAGATTTACAGTAACTATTAAAGGTGCAAGAAATGATCAAATTATTGATTTTGGTGAGTATATTGATAAATATGTAGTAAATGAAATAAAGACACAAGCAAAAGAATATCTATTAGTTGTGTTAAAAAAATATAATTATATTTCAGTAAATTCGAATCAATTCTATAATATAAAAGATCCAAATGAAACAAATAGTAAAAGCTATGTTTTTATAAGTGCTAGAAATTATAGTGATGGTACACCGGTCTTTTTTTATGAAATAGAAAAAATAGTTGCAAATAAAAAATATGCAATTAGGATTGATTTTAAATTAGAATATATACCAAAGAAGAGTAAGGATATTGTAGATGCAGAAAATGAATTAGCTAATAAAAAAATAGCAAATTCTGCTGCAGCTGCTGCATTAGTTAGTGCTAAAAGTGCTGAGGCCCTTAATCCTACTGATCAGCAACTTATAAATGCTGCTGCAGCTGCAACTCAAGAGGCAACAAAAGCTAAAGACGCAGTTACTGCAGCTAATAAATCTTTAATAGACGCAAAAAAGAAGTATGCATCAAGCCCTCAATCAAAAGAATTTGAATTATATTTTGTAGGCCCATTAACTTTAACAATAAAGGATTTAACAGAAAATGGTAGAATTATCAAAAGAGATTCAATAGCAGATAATGACTTAATTGAAATAGATAAATCTACACATAAAATAATATTCAACTTTGCACCAGATGATACAAGTGATGGTGAACCACGTATTACAGATGGTAGATATAGTAGTACAAGTACAATACCTTTATTATTAGAAAAAAAATTATCAGATTTAGTAAAAGAACTAGTAGATGATGATGGTATAGAAAATACTTACATAGATTCAAAAAATGGATTTAATCCGCCATTGAGTGATAAAGATATAGGTAAAAGGGATAATGCTTTAATATACACTGAATTATGGAAATCATTAAGTCAAAAAGGTACACCAATAAAATCATTTTGTGTTGCACGAGCTTTACAATTATTAAATGGTGAAGGACTACAGCGTAAGCTACCAGATAGTATAGTTCCAATGGTATTTAATGCAAAGTTTCCATTTATAGATAATAAATCACTTCCAGCACTAGACCAATCTATAACTACTGCTGCACCAATTAAAGCACTTGACACATTATTTAAAAAACCAAATATTATTAAACCAGATGGAAAACCAGTAGATTTTGGCAGTTCCTATGACTCACGTAGGGATAATTCTTTAAAGAAAATTTTAGAATCTTTTGACTCTAGAGGTGAAGCATCATTAGCTCAAATAAAGGAATTATCAAAACCAGCAGCATCAAAAGATATTTATTATAAAAGAGAAGATTATGATGTAATACAAGATCTTAGATCAAAAGCAATATCATTATTTCAAACACAGTTTGATCATACACGTAAAGTAAATATATTATTGAAAAAAATATTTACATTTGATAAAGGTATAAGTGTAAATCCAACTCTTTTAGCAAAAGGAGTACGAGGAATAGAAGACATTGCAGCAGAAGCACGAGATCTTCTTGTAGATTATTACTCAAAATGTCAAACAGCTTATGCAGATGGAATATTTATACTACAAACACCTAGTTATAAAAGGGGAATGACGCGAAAGAAAGGTGCACCTCCCTAATAAAATTGAAAAAATATTTTCAAAATAATCAGTATAAAATGAACTCTACGAAAAATCGTTGCACTACATGCAAACGTAAATTACCTTTGACTGCTTACGCATGCAAATGTAATTTATACTTTTGTACTAATCATATGATAGATCAACCAGAAGGACATAAATGTACTTATGATTATTATAATTCTGAAAGAGAAAAGATGCTAAAGAATCTTAGTACATTAGTATATAAAAAGAAAGAAACATATTTTACATCAAT